TGTAGGTATCCTCTCTTAAACATCTTCTTAGCATCAGAACCCGTTTTAGAGAGGATACCTACACGCGCGTCTTTAGCTAACGTACCGATATTAACGCATTCCGAAGAACCCATAAAAGAAAATCCTGAACGACGAATCTTTAGGTAGCACATACCAAAACTTCGGGCGTCGGCCTTACACGCTTCCCAAAAAATATAGAATATGCGATTGGCTTCTCTAAAGTCAGGTAGACCTACGTCAATTTTAGTCCACTGAAGGTAGCTATAATGAGACCCCGTTACATACGTAGGCTTACCGTTATTCATAAACCACACGCCGTTCTCTCTACGGTTAAACTCCTCTTCTATAAAATCTACCCACTTGTCTTTAAACTCGGTAGGCATTTCGTTCCACTGGAAGATGGTCTTAATCCGAGAGAGTTCTTTAGGGTATTGAAGCGGCTGCCAATACTGCTCTTTTTGGTTTTTACTACGCTGTATCGGCTCTTTAACTTTAGCGGGAAGTGCAATACGAAGTCCCTGGATATCTACGATATCTCCTACAGTTCCATCTTTGGATATAACGACAAAATCATACTTTTCATTGTAGCCATATTCCCAGGTCTTACCCCTATTTTTTGCTGACATAGCCGCAGGAGAGACAATGTCAGTAAGGTAGGTAAGGAGATTATTTTGACCGTCGTTCTGCAAAGCCTTGCTTGGTATTGGTAGATGAGTCGCCGCGTTTTTCAGCTGCTTCTAAATTTTCTTTCTCTTGTTCGATTCTATTGAGTATCTCAAGAGCATCGAATATAGCCAGTTTTTTAGTAGCCGCTGCATTCTTAAGCCTATCGGCCGCTAGCTCGTCTTCGATATCAGGCTTTATAATATCCTCTTTAGCTACTTTAATAAGCTGTTCCACAGCTCTATAGCCTGCTTTTATAATCTCTAGTTTAAGCTCTTTTATATTCATAAGACCATCGTTATGTTCTCAGTATACATACGATAAAGCTTTTCCCCGTCGACGGTAAACTCATATTCACTTTGCGGGGTAAAAGAAATCTCATCGCCTTCTTTAACGCCTAATTTTTCTAGCTGCTCGTTGCTATAGCGAAGAGTCCCAAAGAGAGGCTCTTCTTTAACGAACTTTTTAATCCACGACGCTTTTTCTTCTACTGGCTTTACAAAACAGTACTTACCGTGCGCTTTCCATTGGTCGTCTTTCTTGTACAAGAAAAACTGGTCTTCTTCGATAAAAAATAGCTGGTCTTTAAAGTAGCTACGCCCACTTTTCTGAACGCCTTTCATATCGTAATAGTATTTAAATACGTTATGATGGACAAGTAGGGTATCTCCTTTAGAAATAGGACCTGTATAAGAAATGGGGGTAGCCTCTACTATAGCGTAACGATTAGAAAACCTATGGTCTTCTTGAGAGGAGTTTACGATGAACTCTACATCGCCTAGCTCTCTTATGTTATCGTATCTGGTATCGTTAAGTGGCTGAACTATAAATGCGTCTGGTGACCTCATTAAAAGTTAATGTTATACTCTACGGACACAGGCATAGAATGAGAGAAATGTTTCCACAGAACTACCTCATCGTTGCGCTCTATCCATATTTGGATTGAATTTGATTTAACCTCACTTTTAATGAGGTGAATTTTATAGCTACCCCCTAAAACTTCCTGCCCTAGCAAATAGTGCATAGCCGACTTATAGTCAGGGCCTATAGAAATTTTACGGATAAGCATAGCTTAGATAGATATAACTACCAAAGACAGATGAGATATAACTATATCGTCTTGTGCTGTCCCTTTAAACTGAAAATAGACAGACTCCCCAGCCGCTATATTTTTAATGGAAATTATAGATGCTTCTGATGGACGTGAAGCGTTACTTAATGTAATATCCGACTCTGCGCTAAGAACAGTACTTCCTCCAACATTAAATGCTACCATTAACTCAGCATTGGTTGGGCCAGTAACTGTAACTGCCCCCTGTATACTACAGGTGAGACTTCCAGAAGTGTTATTAGTAATTTTATAGTTATCCGGAAAATCTACAATTAACCCATCTCCAGTTTCTAGTGTAAGAGGAGCCGTTACGTTATCCCAAGTAGAGCCCCCTGTAAGGGTAATAGTTGTAGGTGTAGAACCGTCGTTATAAGCATTAATAAAATTAGAAGGCGAAGCTGTTGCGGTAAGCGAACCCACTGTAATATTCTTCGTGGCGTTGGAGTCATTCGCGTCGCTAACCACAATCAGGTCAGACGGACTAGGTGTAACGGTTCCGTATGTGCTAATCTTAGGCATAATCGTGGGGTTTATCTTTCAAAGGTAATCAATCTCTATTTTTCCTTACGGCACTTCCAAAGAAGTAACCAAAGATACTCAAGACGATACCCTCAGTAATTCCGATAAGGTGAATCCAGACCTCTTTATTGGGTTCTGGAATGGTTAAATACACAATGGCATATATAATAAAAGCAAAAGAACCCAGTCCAATCATACCCGTTAGGTTGAACATAATGTCAAAATTCCGAGTCTTGGAAATCTCTACCTCGCGATTGCGAGCGGACTCCCTGTCGGACACCTCTAACGCATAAAGCTCTTTAAGGTGATTGTGGCCCTGTTCTTTATCAGCGGGGGCTAGGTTAGGGTCGTCGTCTATAAGTCGGCTTATGATGCCTAAAACGCCCGCGTCAGGGACTACATCGCCTACAACACGTAAGATATCGGGAGCTTTGGATTTAAGCCACCCCGCCATCTTGGTATCGCGGAACTTTTTCTTTTCGTCTACGCCCATCGGTACTCTGCTGTTGCGTCAAATGAAGGGCAGGCTTTATTAGAAAAATCATTGTGAGAGTGAACCGCTGCATTGCAATGCAATCGCTTAAGAGTACATATAAGCATCGTAAGAGAATCGACCTGCTCATCGGTCCTGGTGTCCATAGGTTCGCCGTCTTTATTAAGACCTCCTATATAGCAAATACCAATAGACCCCTCGTTATGGCCTTTACAATGAGCTCCAGCAAGGTTTAAGTCTCTACCGTATTCAATTACGCCGTCTAGGTTAATAACGAAGTGGTAGCCTATATCAGAAAAGCCTCGGGCTTTATGCCATCGGCGGATATCATCGGCAAAAAACGCTTGGTTTTCTTTAGTAGCCGAGCAATGAACGATAATCTTATTGATATCTCTCATTTGCCTTGACCGCGATAGGGCTTTTTACGCCCTTTACTTTTCTTTAAGCGGCTAGCGTTTTTAGAATGTATACCAGGGCGTTTAGTGCAACTAGAGGCAGACTTGATATTTACTACAGACTTTGCCATTTTATTGATTGCTTAATTTATAGATACGGTCGTCTAATTTTTGGAGGACCTGCTTTATTTCTTGGATATCCTCTTTAAGCACCGTTACGTCTTTACTAGTAGACATAATAGCGCTATCAATAAGTTCATTGTGAACTCTAAGCTCTACAGACGATATCAGCGGGATAGGAAGTTCTTTCGCCTCGGCTATCTCACTCTTCAGCGTAAAGTACATCCCAATGAATGTCGACAGCACTACTCCTAAACTGATAAAGTCTTTTATCCCTAGCGAGAGCTTGGTATTCTTGTCGATTTCGATTCCCATTTTTTCTAATCAGTATAAAATTTATATCTTGATTTATAGTTGAATTAGATTTCATTGGGGAGAAGAGATTACTCTTCGATTAAGATAGCATCCTCGACACCTCCTTCGATAGGCTCTGGCGGGAACCAACCATTAGCCTCCATATACGCTTGGTCACGGACCGTGCACTCGGTAGGGATAATAGTATCAAAAACTACCGTAGTTGACGTAGTGATATGCAATGTCAGGGCATCCATCTCTGCTTGTGGCATTAAAGGAAATAAAGCCTGTAGCTCGGTTAAGTCCACCGCTGCGTTGACATAGATAAGCCAGTCTAAAATAATTGATAGGGCTGCCTCCCCCGTAGTAGGATGGATGACAGAGCCAAATAAATTGAAGCTTGCCTCGTCTTGATTCTGGATAGACTCTGGACGGGTGATACAGTACAACTGACGTGAGATAGCTGCTGCTCGCTCCTCAGATGTAAGTCCTCCTTCGGGAGGTACGATTAGATAGTTACTCATAGTGTGTAAAGATAAGGATATTAATAGATGTCGTAGAAGTCGTTTATGTTGGTTTCAATGCCTGTGCGGTTGGCGGATTGGTCGGTGCTGTAAATAATTATTTCCTGTAGCGGGCCATTCCAACCTCGTCCGACGATACCCCTGTCCTTCGTAATTTGGTTGGCTCTTCCCGTAGAAGATAAGTGAATCAAACTCAACAAATTCGGACCAACCGTTTGAGCCGTTGTGGTAAAATCAGTAAGCACTCCATTTCTGTAATTCGTTCCGTTTCTTACGGCTGCGTTGGTGCTGTTAATAGGGTCAAGCAAAAGGTTGGCGCTGTTTCCAGCGTGATAATCATAAAAACTAGTATGCCCAAGAATCCAATTTTTCTTAGAGCCTACTACTGTTAATGAACCAGTCAAAAATACTGACCTGATATCTGTTATGGCGGTGAATAAAAGGTTTGTGGTTCCCAAGCTTGAAATTGCAGCTTTCCCGTTCTCCGTTATCACCGCACCCGTCGTAACATCATAAATCTTTGGACGGTCAGCAGACGTAGCTTGAGTTGCGTTATTGCCGCTACCACTCTGGT